ATACCATGCACTTTCCGAATCATCGGCCCATGCACTACCCTGCAACGGCGTATTCCACACAGAGGCTCGTTTCCCGAATTCCCCATGTTCAGCAGCTATAATTGGCCAAGTTTGCCCGCCAACGTGCACAACTTCAAACGTGTTCTCAACATGTTCCCTAATCATATTAAATGTGAGTTTCCGGTTTCCCTCTTCCCCAGCATTCATCCAATCATCAATGTCGTCTTCGTCGTCGTCGTATCCATTTGCGCCTTCACCACCAGCACGGTGGTCTCCCTCCATCCAATAATAATCCGTTTGATTCTCGTCAAACGCAGTTTCTTGAACAGCTATGGGCGTACGCTTCAAAACAGATAGAAATGCTATTACGCTAGAAGCACAATTGTAGTCAGCACACTGTTTCTTTACAGCAACAGGTTTACCTTCCACTAGTACAATAGTTTCAACCTCCTTTGTAGGCCCTCCAGCAACATGTGTAAACAGCACGCTCTCATTAAACGTAGAGTAAATTGGAGCGCCACTATTAGATGGCACAGTCGTTGCATTATGGCGCCAGCCAATCCCGAAAGTTTCAGGATCAAGCTCAGCAGTTACCCATTGGATAGCCCAACCAAGAGGAAATTCTTTAGATACAGGTACAGGAAGCACCATCTTACCGGTCATACTTCTACCTTTCGGCTTCATTATGTTAGTGCTCTTAGCTCCCAGCAAAGCAAAATACTTTGATGGAATTTTCAAACACACTTGGTCGGACTTAACGGCACATGCGTACATTGTAACTTCTTTGCGCGGAATGGTCACGATCTTATTTTGCGCTCTTGCGAGTGCAATTGTAAATCGTTCACATTTCTCTAAATTGTCATGCCACTGATGGCGAGACATTAGAATTACATCTTCATTATTATAGCGTATACGAACGCCTTGGCTATGTAGCACTGGACAAACCGAGTCACTAGTCAACATCAATCCAAAGACCAATTGACTAGCTGGTATGTCTTTAACATTAACAACAGGATGAAGCTTTGCATCACGAATAAACGATTCAGCAGTTGGCTTCAAGCTCATGGTTCCAGTTTTCTCAACGACCACAGTTTTCATCTCAGGCACCACAATCGCCACTTCTTTAACATAGTGGCTACGTAGGTACGGCTTGAAAATCTTCCGCAGTCGCCAAAAAGCGAGGACCCACAACAAATTGTAGAATAACCGAACAATGTGTTTAACAATGAAACGGAAAACTCGATAAGGCAAAGATACAACCCAAACAGCAAACAAGACAGCACAAGCCGTCGCTATTGTAAGCTCACCCGCCACAAGAAAGTGGTAGATGACAGCATAGCTAGAAAACAAACCAATAACGGTCTGAAGAAAAGTGTAAGCCAAAAGGGCATGAACATATGCCATTTCAACAAGGTAGTTAGCTATAGGAAAGATAAAACTTCCCCACAACCAGACATGAATGCGCGCCGCGTCCACGAACAGGATTACGCTCGAGTTGGCTTCAGTATAGTTCAGCCAGCAAGAGTTCCCTCCAATCGTTTTCACAGCGCAATTCACATCATCCACAGTTATATTAACCATAGGATATTTCCCAGTGCAATTTGTGTCGTTAGACGCATAAACACCACCATAACAAGATGGGCCAGCGCTAACACCAGTTGCGCCCATGCAGACACACATGAGCGCGATAATCAAATAAATGCCACACGATTTAACCTTTGGTATCATCCCACGACAAGCACGCCGCAAGAATCCATTTAGTTCAGAAGCACCAATGGTACTCCCGTTCAACCCAATTGGTCGAACCATTCGCATCCAAATTTGATATCCTTCGCAATAGAACTTTGCCCAGAATTTCCAAATTGTCCCTGCCGCTCCAAAATCCGAATCCTTATGACGCCTCATGGCATCGAATCCAGCTAATGTAAATGCAACATAGACTGCTTTGACAATTCCAGCAAGTAAGAACACAATCCCGTCAGCCCGATAGTCTTCATTGGCCTTCGTGATTTCCTTTCCTTGAGGGTTCTGAACAACAACGTCCGGTGCAGTAGGTCTTGGGACACGGACACCAGTCCGGCCTCCTTGACGCACAACAGCACCAATGGCATTCGAGTTCTTCTCCATCTAGAGTTCTCTCGCTTTACAAGCACTTAACTGAATTAGTG